CGCATTGGGCGAAGCCCTGATGTAGGGGATGCGGTGATGATAGCCTTGCAGGCAATGGCTAAGCCGAAAACTACCACAATAAACGCGAAGGCGCGAAGTTCAAATTATATAAGAGGTAAAAAAGATGAGCGAAAACAGCGGCTTAATTATTGATGCTTTACTCAAAACAGACCCGCTATTAGCAAAAAGCATAGACGCGGGGAATTCTTGGAAAGCGGCTCTTATAAAAAACGGAGCGCGCACAAAATTATTCAGAGAGTATGAGCGAGGTGACCATCGCGCAAAAGTTACAGACGCGATGCTCGCGATGCTACGCGTCAAAGTCGGTGACGACAAGATGAACGATTTTGCTATAAACCAATGCGAAGCTGTTATTGAAAAAGAATCTGCTCTAATTTATGTTTCATCTTTTACAGTTGACAATGCCGCTAAAGATTGGCTTTCTGAAACGCTGAAACGCAATTCCTTTGGGGCGCGTCAAGTGGAGGATATTAGCGGAACGTTGCGGGATGGGAATGCCTATACAATGGTTGGCGCAGATGCCATTTGGACATCTGAGCCGTCTTATGATGGTTTTAGCGGTTTAACGGTCATTTATTCGACCAAAACAAGAAAAGCGATATGGGCGTGTAAATTATGGAGCGAAGCTCTTTTCGACATTGAGGATAACGAAACCAAGGCAAAAATGAAGGTAGTTGTTTATCAGCCCGATAAAATATCATACTGGGAAGGGGAAGTCGGTGGAGACATAATCGTGCCTGACGCGAGTGCAGACGAGCAAGAAAAGTCTTGGGCACTGGGACGAATTCCAATCGTGTCTTACGTCAATCGCGGGAAAAATTACATGCAACTTGGGCAAAGTGAATTGAGAAATGTAATATCGCCGCAAGACATGTTAAACAGGACGCTACACAGTTTGATAAGCGCAGTTGAGCAGGGCGGTTTTCCTATTCGTTGGTCTATTGGGGCAGAGATAGATGTTGAGAATATGACTATCGGCGGCGTTGTCAATTTAGCCATTCTCGATGAGGATGGCAAGCCGAAAACAGAATATACACCCGAAGATATTGCTTTTCTCAATGCAATTAAAACAGGGCAGTATGACGCCGTGCAAATACCCCCGTTTCTTGACGTGATGAATAATTTAGTACAGCATATTGGGTTTGCTTCACAGACGCCGTTATTAGGGATGACCATAAGCGGCGGCGTGTCTGGCGATGCATTGCGCCAACTGAACGCGGGGCTAATATCTAAGGCGACACGGTACACGCAACAAAACACTGACGCTTATGTCGAGTTGTTGCAATTGACCGCCGATATACAGAACGCATTTGATACTGAGTTTGGGGATGCGCCTGAACTTGGCGCAATTAGCGTCAACTGGAAGGATATAGAGATTTTGAATGTAGACGAGAGACTTGATTCTCTCGGTAAGATGAACGAGAAATTGCCCAATAAATTGAGTGATGAATTTTATATATCAGAATCGCTTGCTTTGCTTGGGTATAGTCAATCGGCTATTGGCAAAGAAATTGAGAAAGCCAAAGAACGGCAAGGTATGGCGTTTGATATTATGACAGGCGCGGCGGGGAATGCGCCGATAGTAGCATGATAATCAGCCAAGCAATTGACGCTACACTAGACAGGAAATACAACGCAACAGCGGGGCGTATGCTGGCACAAATTAAGTTTGTTTCTAATGCACCTAACTCGCAGATGCAAAAAAGCCTAGCAAAATTGGACAAAGAAGCAAAACGGCTGGTTGAAGACGAAGAACGGATGCAACCAGACAATGCTCAATTAGAGCAAACACTAAACGAATATCAGAGAACTTTTGAGATAGCGCAAAGCCTGATTTTAGCCAACGATGACGCGATCCAAAAGACGGGGCAAGCCGTAGCAATCCCCGCAGTCACTGCAAAAGTATTTCAGGGCGTTTCTGCTAAGTTGCCCGCTCCGCTATCGGCAAGTGCGATGAAAATTTACGCAGAGAACGCCACTAAGTCGGGTATAGTTTGGAATGTACCCGATGCGTTGGATTTTGCGGGCGATTATGTCAACTCCCCCGCTTGGGTAAAACGTATGGAAGGCTGGGGCGCGGGTTATGCTGATATTATGCGTGACAATGTGCTTAAAGGCTTAGCGCAGGGCTGGTCGCCTAACTATACAGCGGCGCAAATAAGGCAATCGGCGCAAAGCTTGCCACGAAGTGCGGCGGAGAACGTCACGCGTACATTACAGCTAACATCCTACAGAGACGCAAGCGCGGCGATGGAAGAAATGAACGGGCAGTTTATTGAAGGCAAAATCAGAGTCGCTCATCTTGACGATAGAACTTGTCTTAGTTGTATTTCTCTACACGGAACACCCCTCAAAGCAGGGGAGCGCGTGGACGACCATTTTCGCGGCAGATGCGATGTGCATTATCAAATTTTAGGCGGTGCTAAATACCCTGAACTTATGCAGGCAGATAGCACGGCGGGCAATCGTCAGTTTGTACCGTATCAAAGTGGCGAAGATTGGTTTAACTCCCTATCGCCTGAGAGACAAGCGGCGCAAGCAAGTTTCAAAGCAAGCCCCGCAAAGCTACGAGCATTTAGAGACGGCGTGCCGTTATCTGATTTTGTTGGCGAATACCAAGACGAAGTTTTTGGGAAAATGATGGTAGAGAATAGTCTTATAAAGGCGTTGGAAGGCGACGCGGCGCAATACTATGAGGTGAATAAAGATGAGTAAAAAGATTTGTGAAAATTGCCAATACTTTCGCAAACCAATGACAGCGGGAAGGTTTACTGCTAAAGAGTGGTGTGGTAATTCTAAAAGTCCGAACGGGGCAAGGTATACTAATAATAGCGATACGTGCGCGTGGTTTGTGAAACGTGGCGAAAAAGCCCCGTTCTGGATGCGCTTATTGGCAAAGGCGACAAGATGACAAAAGCAACAATAAAAATAGATTTGCGACTAGATGAAAGTTTTAGGGATTTGCTTTTATCGCAAAGGGCGCAATGGTTGGCTCTCGTGGACGGTGCTGAAAAGTTTCTCGACATGCCACGCACAAAAGACTTAAGAAATGAAGTCAAGCGTCTTAGATACGAGATTGAAAAATTGAGACAAGAGAATAATTCTGTGCTATAATGAATCTGTAAGCACAACTTAATAAAGGCTGAAAGCAAAGCCGAAGCCGCAATTTTTACGCAATACCCGAACGGGCAAGCGTAAGAATTGTGGCTTTTTTATTCTCTCGACCCGTTGGTCGCTAAACTCGAAAAAGGAAAACCCCATGACAGAAGAAAAAGAAGAAAAAAAAGTTGACGAAACCCAAGGCGAAAGTGGCGAAAAAGAAACCCCGTCTACAGAGACGAAAAACACTGGAAGCCACATGATTCCAAAAAATCGGTTTGATGAGGTGAATCAGAAATACAAAGACGCTGAGAAGCGGTACAAAGCCTTAGAGAAAGCGGCGCAAGATGCCGAAACGAAACGGCTCAAAGAAAGTGATGATTACAAAGCTCTTTATGAAAAAGCGCAGGCAACCATCACAGAATTGCAACCAAAAGCAGACGGAGCGGAATCGGCGCAAGCCACGCTCAAAGAAGTTTTAGAGGCGCAAATCGAGTCCATCCCCGAAGCAAAAAGAAGCCTTGTTCCCGTTGAATTGCCAACAGAAAAACAACTGGCATGGATAGCAAGAAATCGCTCGCTACTCTCAAAAGCGCAACCATTTGATATTGGCGCAGGTGAGACAGGTGGGAGCGGTGACGAAAACGTAGAAATCACAGACGAACAAAAGCGCGCCGCAAAGCGCGTCGGGATGTCGCCTGAGGATTTCATAAAATACTCATAATAAGAAAAAGGAAAGGTAAATTATGGCATCACCTGCCTATACTTGGAAGTTTGAAAAAGACCTTTGGGGCAATCGTACCCCCAAAATTGTGACACTCGAAGCCGCCGCTTCTCTGGAGACAAAAATCGGCACATTGGTTACGATGTCTACCGGGCAAGTCGCCGCCGCTGGCGCGTCTGCCGCTTCTCTGCTTGGTCTCGCAATGACCGAAACGAGCGCGGCGTTATCCGCTGGCGATGCCGTCAAAGTTGCCGTTATCGCAGAAGGCATGGTTATTCGTGGCACTGCTGATGCTGATGCAACCGCCATCGCTGGCTTTAATGGGAAAACTGGGGATTTGAACGCCGATGGTTCGCTCGATGTGGCAGACGCTACTAATGGCGCGCTTAGCGTTTATCGTGTAAATAACGCCGCAGGCACAGAGGTTGACTGTGTGATAACTAAATTTGATATGGGAGCATCCTAGCCATGACTACTCCAATGATTTCTAATAACTGGTCGCGTTTTGTTCTCCCCCTTGTCCGCAAGGAATGGATTGAAAAACAAGCCGCAATAGTAAGTCCCGCGGAACAGTTCTACGGCACGGAAGCATCTAAAGCCGCCGCAGAATACTCTCAAGGCGTTGGCTCTTTTGGCGTGATTGAAGAATACAACGCCTCATCCGATGGCGATAACGCTATTGCTTATGATAGCTTTTCTGCTCTGTACGAGAAAACATTCACTCACAAAGAATACGCTAAGGGCGTATCTATTGAGCGCAAATTGTGGGATGACGACCAACTTGGCACTATTCGCCGTAAAGCGAGTGGGCTTGGTGCGGCGTTTGGAACTACGCGAGCGACTCACGCGTCAAGTGTTTTTAATAACGCTTTCTCTGGTTCTCATGTAGGAGGTGATTCAATCTCTCTCTAACTCTTTTAGCTGGTCATGCGCTGAAAGACGACAGAGGCAATCCAATGCCCGCCATCTACGATGTTCTCTATGTTCCTATCGCATTGCAGGCAAGCGCGTATGAATTCGCGAAAGAACTCGCCCCCGCACAAACGACCGCACAGTCTCAATTTGTTTCATCTCGTGGCTTGTCTGTTGTGGTCGACCCTTATCTTACAGATGCCAATAACTGGTTTATGCTGGATAGTGTTCAAGCAAAAATGCACTTGCTCTGGTTCAATCGCGTGATGCCTGAAATCAATACAGACCCTGCAAGCGACTTCAATCTTATGGCTCGCTTCGCTGGCTATATGCGCTACTCGTTCGGATGGGATGACGCTAGGTGGGTATTTGGGCACGCAGTAGCTTAGTTCAATTAATAGAATGGCGGGGTGAAACTCCCCGCCAATTGAGCAATTATGAAAATCAAATTTATTATAGAGATTGGCGATTACAAAAAAGGTAGCATTTTAGAGCTGCCCGAAAAGAAAGCGTTTCAATTCATCGGGGCTGGCTTTGCAGAAAAGTACGCCGTGAAACCTAGACAGACCAGAAAAGTACAAAAGAAATGACATTCACCTTTGACCCTGCTCTTGCAACCGACTTAGCTCTTGTTCGTTTCAACATAGGCGACACGAGCGAAGAAGGTGCATACCTAGCCGATGAAACTATAGACGCATTGCTAACAAGCGAAGGTTCTGTTGGTGGGGCGGTCATTGCTTCAATTCGCTACATTCTCACGCAACTATCCACGCCGAACTTTAAGAAGGATTGGCTATCGGTGGATTACAAAACAGCGCGAGAAGGATTTGAAAAACTGCTCAAAGACAAGGCGCAAGAGTTTGATATTAAGCTGACGCGTGGAGTTACATTATCTTCGTCAATTTCTAGCGTGTCGCGTGCTGATAGTTATCAGACTAGCAATGATTATGATGGGAAACCCTAATGCCAAGATTAGCAAACAATCGCCTTGTAAAGCAACTCCAAAGAGAGACTGAGGGTCTCTTTTATGGCGATACCGCTATTTACTACGCAACCCCAAACCCTGACACAGGGCTTGATGCTTACGGGCAACCTACCCAAGCCGTTACTGGTACGACTATCCCCTGCTCATTTAATGACAAGCCGAATATGGAGAAGTGGGCAGAATATGCCGATATTCAGGGCATAGCGGGAGAGATTAGATTTGAGAGCCTTACGCCTGACAAGGGCGGGCGTTTTGAGATAACTAAACGATGGGATGAGCCGATACCATCCCCCATATTTTCGAGATTGTAGGTATAAGGCAGCGCGGCGTTTTTGGTTATATTTGCTTGTTGAAGGCGGTAAAAATATGAAGCCTGATTTTGACGTAGACGTAAGCGATTTTATAACCGCGATAGACGGTATCAAATTATCCGCTCACGATATGCTACAGGTAGAAGGCGCGGGCGCAAAGGTACAGATAAATCGCCAAAAATCGCTAGTGCCCGTAAAGACTAGCGAAACAAAATTAAGCATCGGAGAACACTACGCAGAAATATCTGCAACGCGCATCGTAGATGACATTGGTGCAGAGACAACATACGCCCCTACTATCGAATTTGGACGGTTGGACATGCCGAACTACCCTATACAACCATTCGTTCGCCCCGCGGCTCATAGCGGACTTACAGAAACGATTAGCGTTATCGGCAAAGCCTTTGGGCAGATGGTATTAAACCGATGGTAGAAAACAGTATTAGAACATTCGCTTTACAGGATGCCGCAATAGTCGCAGAGATTGGAGCGCGTTTTTATGTCAAGAAAGTTCCCGATAACGCCGAGCATCCCTTC